TCAGTAGTAGCAGAGCTAGAAGCCGTAGTTAATGTTTGTCCTGCACCTAGTGTAGTCTTAGTACTATAAGCAGTACTCTTCACAGACCATGTAACACTACTAATAGTAGCAGTACCAAGAAAACGTGACCAATCTACACTGTAATCTAGTTGTTCATAAGGGTCTTTATTGGGCCAACGAAAACTCATGTTTAATCCTCAGTTGCGTATACAGTTCGTTCTGCAGATGTTGCTTGTCGTTCTACAAAAACTATTCTATTCTCTTGTGGTATTCTTACTATCCTGTTTGTATCAAAAGCAGAAATAAATACTAATCTATTCTCATCTGGTATACGTACAGTTCTGGATGCTGAAGTAGACATTATGCTGCCTCTGCTATATATACTGTACGTCTACGGCTATACTGCTCTCTTACAGCTTGGAAGTCAAAGACTACTGCAGTTGTACCTACTGTACCTATCGTACCTGTAGCTGGTGCAGAAGCTAGAGCTTCACTTACTTTAACTTGTGCTAGTGCTTGTACTGCACCTGTTGCTGATACACTACCAAGCTTTTCAGTTGTTTGATCTTCTACTTCATTTACCGAAGCTGTAGCTGTAACACCTGTTAATGTTAGTTGTGAATCTGCGTGTAGTACAAGAGTTCCAATAGAGCCTGTAGAACTTACACTATTTAAGTTTTCGTCTACTTGTGGTTCTACAGTACCAATAGCACCTGTTGCAACTACGCTTGTACTAATACGTTCTGTAATGTCAATTTCAAAACCACCAGCAGATACAGATTCTATTGCTGTTGTTCCTGCTGTACCTGTAAGGGTTACAGTGTTACTAATACCTAATGTGCCAATAGAACCTGTAGCACTTACACCAGTAATATCTTCTTGAATATTTACTGTAACTGTATTTACAGCACCAGTAGAAGATACACTATTAAGAACCTCAGTAGGTTTTTCTTCTACTGTATTTACACTACCTGTAGCAGATACACCAGTAAGTGTTCTGGATATGTCTTCAACACCGTAAGCAGATACACCATATCTACCTGTAGCAAATCGTGCTGAAGCTGCTACAACAGCCATTAGGCTATGCGGATAACTGCAGTACTAGTTCCTACTGCTGGAAATTCAATTGTCAAATCACCTGCTGTAGCACTGACTGTTCCTCCAAAGTCAATGACAGCAATAGCTTTATTAGATGCTGATGAGTTATAAATAATACACCCATCTGCAGAAGTTGTTACATTAGAAAATACTTCGTCAGCAAAGTCTACCATAGCAGTAGTTCCTGAAGTAGTAATAGCTGCACTATCTAAATTCTGACCACCTGCTGAATAGTTAGTACCAGACGATTCATCAGAGTTACCTGTAACATCTGAATAGTTAGTTGTTGCTGCACCATAAGTACCAGAAGGTGAAGCTTTAATAAGTGCAAGTTTTATTGTGTGAGTATCCAGATCATGGATACCGCCAAGCAGTTCACCTTTAAAACTTGTACACATTGCTGTTGTAATACCCATGATAAATCCTCTTGTTAGGTAGCCTAAAGGGGCCACTCGAAAGCAGCCCCTAAAGTTAGTTACTTATGCAAGCAGATCACGATCTACTTCATCCGCAGTACCTTCGTTGCCCATGTCTGTGCAATCCATTAGGATAGCCCATACACGAAACTTACCTGAAGTAACAGCACCACCTGAAAGGGTAGCAATTGTTACATCAATGTTGTCATTAGCAACAGCCATTACAGGTTGATATGCTGCTGGATTTTGTGCTACTACTGCTGCTGCAGATGTTGCATCAAAGCCATCAACAAATACGTCAGCATCTACCATACCCAAGTCTACTGTAAAAGTAGAGCCATCGGATGCAGTAGTAACTTCGATACCTGCGTTCATGACCATAGTACCTTTAGGTACAGCAATTACAGGAACAACATCGGATGCTGCAAGTGCAGAACCTTTGTCAGACAAAGCTGTAGCCCAATTTAAGGTAGTTTGAACCATATACGGATTACGACCCGGATTTTGATTACCTCGTGCCGCTTGGAGTGTGTTATCACCTAATGCCATAATTCAATCCTCCCTTACGCTGCGTTATATTTGGCAGTAACGATTGCTTCAGGACGAAGAATCTTTCTACCATATAGATGCATACCACGAACAATGTCAGCGAAGCTGTCAGTGTCACGATATGTTTCGGTTTTGTTGATCTGCTCGGCAGTGGCTACTGCAGAGTCATGACCAGCTACGATAACACCATAGTTAGTGTTTTGGTTTGCAGAACCTGTTGTACCTGAACCTGTACCTACTGAAGGTAGGTTAGAGGACGAGTACACACGGAAGCCGTGTAGGTTGTTGAGAACCAAACCATTACGAAGTGCACCAGACTCACCGTAATCTGCATTCAAAAGACGTGAATCTTCGTCAGCCATGATTTCCATAAATACTGGATCTACAACCAGCCAGCGACCTTGCTTATCAACTTGTTGTTGGTCAAGCAAACGAGCCATACGAGCTACAACCATTGCTGGTGAAGCTGTTGCTGTTGGTAGTGCAGTTGCACCCGGCAAACGTGCTGCAATTGGAATCGAGTGATCCCCAGCAGAACTTGTTGTGATGTTGCCGAAAGAGCTTTTGATCAACTTCATAGAAGTTAACAGCTCATCTGTACCTGCAGTTGCTACTGCTCTAACACCATTTACTTGGTCATTAACAGTATCTGCATCTGTGTGCAAAGCTGATTGCTTGTAGCCAGACAAGTAGCCAAGAACTTCTTGGTCATGCTGGTCAGCCAAACGATAAGCTGCACGGTTAGTTGCAAGATCCATAAAATTGACGTGACTATGAGCTTCCTCAATGTCATCAATTTTGAAGGCAAAGTAGTTAGCTTTGTCTACAACCAATGAGAAATCCTCATCGTCAAGATCTTGTGCTGAGATAGTAGTTCCACGAGCATAGCTGCTTACGGAAATCTCAGGTTCTTTAATGATTTTAACTGTATCACCTTGGGCAGAAATCTCCCCAAAATAATCAGAGTTGGTGATGTCACCACATACAGTACTCTTGCGGAAAGCAAGCTGTACTTTTTTGGAGTAGATTACGGAACTAAAGTTACCGTTAGGTAAGTTACCGTGTCCTCCTGCTGATGTAAAAGCCATAATAAATCCTCCTGATAGTTGGCTTACTTAAAAGCTAATACCAATAAGAGGCTGTTACTTTTCTAGGGTGCGTAAGACTAACAGTCGGCCAACCGTTAGATATACGGGCCTATACTTGAACAGGTAGTTCTTCCTAGTTTAGACTTTATTGGAAATTGAGTAAAAACAAAAGGTAGTCATAAGAGGCTTTTGTTTTATACTCCCTAGTTATACTATTGAATTTTATTTTGTCAATAGCTTATCTGGCATTACCAGATACGTCATAGATGAATTTACCATTGCGCATTGCTTTGTTAATTTCATCTGCACGTTCTTCAAATTCTTTGTCGGACATTTTAGCAACATCTGACTCACGAATCATTTCATTAGAATCAGCTACATCTACTTGTGTTTTGCTACGCCTAGTAACAGGTGAAGCTGCTGCTTTTTTATTTGCTTTTTTATCTTTAAGAGTTAAACCTTTGTCTATCTTATAAAGATCAATAACACGTACTACTGAGTCTGGATCATCTGCATTCTCATATAGTGCATCTTTAACCCACTTAGGTTGCTCATCGGCCCAATTATGAAACTCATCTGCCTCACGTAGCTTATCAAAGTCTGAGTGAGACTCACGAATTTTATTTTCAGACTTAACTCTGTTAGCTTCTGAGTGAGCTTCATCTAATTCTTTTAGTCGAGTGTCAGCTTTAGAAAACATTTCCTGTGCTTTTTTAGTAGCAATAGTTTCTACTATACCAGCTACATCAGGATACTTTGTTGCCCATGCTTCAATATCTTCATCAGACTTTGGTGGAATAACACTTGCTTTAGAAGATTGTAGGCTTTCAAACTTTTCATCCCACTCTTTTTCTTTTTGCTGCATATGGCGTCTTAGATCACCATATCGTTTTTTAAAAGATTTTTCTTCTGCAGATAACGTTTCTTCTTTAGCTTCTGTATTGGCCTCTGCTTCTTTAGTAGCTTCTTCGGCTTCTTCAGGTTCTTCAGACTCACCACGTTGTTGGGCTTCAAGTTCTGCAATCTCCTTTGCTTCTTCTTCCATTCGTAGTTTACGTTTCTCGTGATTGTATCCACGATCAACGAATCCTGCAGTCTTTGGGGTTTCCACTTCTGCTAGTTCAGGCATATCCATCTCCTTTTATGTTGGGGTCAGCCGTAGCTGAGTAGCCTTATTTCTTTTTCTTTTTGGGTCTAGATGCTAAACCACCTTTATTAAACCAAGATGGCATAGACTCTGATGCTTTTTGTTCTTTAGATTTAGTTGTACCACCAAATTCTCCACCTTGTGTGTCACCTCCTGCATACGTATCAGCAGCTTGTTGTGCTGCACTTGATCCAAGTCCACCAAATTCTCCACCTTGTGTGTCACCTCCTGCATACGTATCAGCAGCTTGTTGTGCAGAAGAAAAAGAAGGTTTACGTGGTGGTTTAAGAGATCCTCCAGTACCTGCTGCAGATGGTGGTGGTGTTCCCGGTACTGTTGTACCACTATCATCACTACCGTTATTATTAGAAGAATCAGGAACAATTGTTTCTGTAGTTCCTGTCTGTACATCATCTACTGTTTTACCCTCTTTAAATTTATACTTACCAAGGAAACCTTCTTTTTCTACTACACCAGAACTAATTGCTCTACCTAAACTACCACCGTATTTAAATGCTTGATCCATGTCGTGTACTGATAATCCATCTTTACGTCCTTGAGCATATGCTTCCATTTTACTCATGCCTTTAGTTGAATCGTAAAAATTATTTTGTTTACCACGTAAACGATTAATAGCTTCATAGTGATTTGCTACTTGATAGTTACCACTTCTTACTGCAGAATCATATGCTTCTTGCTCACTGCCCCAAATACTACCAGTAGATTGTTGTAAGTTATTTGAATACTGTGCAGAGTTAGGGGGATCAAATTGTTTTTTATACGTAGATGTACCAGCACCAATTTTACCTTCTTGTAAGGATACAATAGCATTATCTAATACATCTAGTAAACTAGTACCACCCAATACATTACCTATAATACCACCTTTTTTATAATCAACTTCAGGTAAATCAGTTACACCAAGTTCTTTTAAACGAGCTTGAATTTTTTTACTCTCATTACCAGCAAATAATCTAGCAATACCACCAACAACAGGATTTAAAGCCATCATACCAGAGCTTATATATTTACCCATTTCAGCACCTTGATATGCTTCAAGTAACTGTTCTTTGTTCATGTCTGCTATAGCAACTTGACTACCTTTTTGATGTTCATTAACCATGTCTTGCAGACGTTTTTTTTCTGCAGAAGCATTATCATCTCCACCACCTTGGCTAACTGGCATCCTACACATCTTAGTAGCTTCGTCATACACCATACCCCTAGCTGCACAACTTGCTGGAGTTTCTACTTGTACTGGAGTAGTACTAGTACCACCTGCACCCGGAACATCAGCTACTACAGGGGCTGGAGTAAATGTTTGTCTACCTAAGTTACTAAATGATCCGGTATACCTTGTAGGTGTAGATACTGCTTCTGCAGTTGTAGTTGCATCTGGATTATAAAAACTAGTACCTGTATTAGAAAAGCCACCATCATAGTAAGCACTACGAGCCATACCACCTTGGTTCATCATAGATGTAATTTCATTCATTTCTTCTGGTGAAAGATCTCCACCCATAGCCATTTGAGGGGGGCTGTATGGAGTAGGTGGCTGCATAGGCTGAGGTGGTTGCATACTAGGACCACTAGCAGGAACTGGCTCTCCACCTATTCTACCATTAGCTTCCATGTTTTGCAAGCCACTTTTTGCTTTATCTCGTAAATCTTCAAAATGTTTTACACCAAGGTATCTTACGACATCAGCAGGTACAACGTATTCACCTTCGGACAACTGGGCAGGAATATCATCTCGTACTTCTTTAGCCATAGAACCGTTAGGTATTTGATTGCCTGATACTGGATCTTGTTTCATCCCATCATCTTTTAATCCACCTTGTTGCATAAATGCCATTTCCATTTGTCCATTCATAGTCATTCCACCTTTGTTATAATTACCTTGTAGATTTAAAGCATAATCTTTATGTTCTTCTGGCAAGAAAGTTTTAAATATAGGATCAGAGTCTTTATGACTTTGAGCTATTTCATATGCATCACCATCATAAGTAATTCTTCTAACTCCTAAAACATTACCTACATTATAAAGATGTGGTCTTTCCTCACCTCTAACTATAGTAACACCAACACCACCTCTTTCAAGATCTGA